TGCAGCATCAACACCAGCAGGCGCGGCAGCAGGCGCGGCAGCAGGCGTAGCAACTTTAAACTCACGAAATCCTTGTTCTGGATTGTATGTGCCCGCAAGTGCTTCAGCATCATCTACTTGAATTTGTCGCATACGCCTTAATTTTTTCAAAGCAGTAGTTTTGTCATCCGTGATTAATGGAATAAACGGCTTTAGACGTGGAGACTCAGAAGCTGTAACAGCGGCACCGCTCCGTTCGTGCATCACTAAAGAGCCAATGTCGGCAACAGCAGCCCGTGCTTCTGTACCTTCAGGATACATCCGATTAAGAGCCATATCGGGTAAATAGCCTTTCATACCAGTAGCTTCTTCAGTAGCACTGTCCAAAGCGGCAATGGCATCGTCAATCTTTTTTATTGCAGTTGATGCACCTACAATTGCTTTTTGAGCATGAACAGGTACTTGTTTCAATTCGACTGGTTTGGCACCAGCGGGACTCATGCGCCCGCGCAATGCTTCCTCACGACTTACAAACACGGTTTTACCAGTAACTGGATCAACAACAGCAACTGGTGCTGCGGTCATATCTTGGCCGCGCATTGTTACACCTTGACCAGCTTTGGCTGTTCCAGCGGTTATGTCTTGACCGCGCATGGTTACACCTTGACCAGCTTTTGCTGTTCCAGCAATCATGTCTTGACCACGTTTTGTAGTCTCATTGGTTATTGTTTTTTCTAAATCAAGACCTTTACTAATTTCTGATTTAACAAAATTAGGATCAAAAACATCAGGATATTGCGATGTGTCACCAAAAGTTGACAAAGCAAATTTGGCACGGTCATAGCTTGTTTGATCATTGACACCATACAGAACACTGCCAGCAACTTTGGCAATATCAAGTTGTTTTTTTAACTCAACAGCTTCTGTGTCAGCTTTAATTTTTTTACCAGTTGATTCAAGATTTTTAGATTCAGCTACAGACTTCTCATAAGCCAAACCCTGAGTCGGACTAATTTTGTAAAGCTGATTCACGTAGTCAGGCGATGAACGGTCAAGTTGACGAAGGGCATTTGTTTCCTCAGCCGCCCGCTGGTACTCAGCCATCTTCATTTGGTTCAGTTGATTTGCCTGCTGACCCTGCTGCAACTGTTGCATCTTGGCGTACTGACCCAGTGGATCAGGCATGTGAAACTGTGGCCCTTGGGCAATTAGAGCATTAAGATCAGCCATGATTATGGGTTTCCATAAGTTTGTGGGTTAAGTCGGCGTAATTGATCAACAAGGGCATTACCTTGATATGCACTGATACCTGAACCAATTGCCGTGTTTATCGCGTTACCTTGACCCAAAGCACCAGCAGCTTGTGATTGTCCCTGCTGACCCAGCAGGTTGCCGACATTGGAGCCATAGTTACCCAACGCTGAACTTTGCTGATTGGCGGCTGAAATGCCCACGTTTTGCAGGTTGCCCAAAGGCTGAAGTTGGTTCGCCCGATTGGTCTGGTAACGGTTGAAAGCGTTGCCGTACTCTTGCGAGGCCATGTCTTGGGCATATTTTTGCATTCCCATCATTGTGCGCCCACCCGCAGAGCCACCCTGCGCCCGTGCTTGGCTACCCAACTGCTTCATGCCTTCACTCAATCGGAAAGCGTAGCCAGGGTCTGCCTGGTAGTCGGCCATGCTGAAGTCTTTGGCGTACTTGCCATAGTCGGCAGCAGTCTTGTTGGTGCCAAGCCCGAGCAAGTCCATCAGTCGGTTTTGTCCAGTGACACCAGCACTATAGAACGGAGCATTCAGCGCCATTTGTTGCTTGTTAATGTCAGCCTGCAAGTCAATTGCCCGCTGTGCAGCATCCGATTGCATACTCGCAGCTTGACGCTGGCTGGCATTCTGAATCAGTCCACCAACCAAGCCAGCACCTGTCTGCAAAGTGGTCGGGTTGAGATACCAAGGAGTAGCGGCAGCACCGGCACCAGCAGCACCTGCGGCAGTTGCACCCAAGTTAGTCGCATAAGCACCCAACCCAGAGCCTGCACCAGCGGCAGCGTTTACTCCGTACCCAGCAGTACCAGCCAACGATTCAAGCGCAGCGGGTGTCATTGCTGCCGCACCGGCTCCGGCACCAGCAGCAGCACTACCACTCATGCCTGCGGCAGTAAGTGCAGCCGCATTACCACCCGCACCCGCCGCACCAGCAGCAGCACCAAGATCAGCAGCAGTAGCACCCGCCGAGGCGAGAGCTGCGTCAGCAGTTAGGCCACCGGCACCAACAGTGCCAGCCTCGACAGCACCAGCCATCTCAGCAGCGTATGCTGCAAGCTCAGGCCCACCGGGAATATAGGGCAATCCAAAGTAAGCAGCCACGGCAACAGCAGCAAGTTGTGCAGTTTTGTCAGTCGCCAGCACTTCACCAATGTGCCCAAGAAATGAATCCGATCGGTCAGTACCAATTGCTGCGGATATGTCATTTGTTGCGCTTTTGAGCCAATTTTTAGGATCGTCAAAAAAACCCATAATATTTACTCCAGTAATAGGCAGTTGTTAGCCGCTGCCTGTATGTCTATTATCCCACCACCCAAGCTGCACCGTTATCGAACACAGGGATAACTACCGCACCACCGCCAACAACTGCTGCCCCAAACGCTGGTGCCAGCGCATCAGTTACCCAGGCTCTGCGCCCTTGTGTTCCTGCTACTGGCAGCGTTGCCACAGTGTATGCGACTCCCGTGCCCGTGCCACCATTTGCCACTGGCAATATGCCACTGACTTGGGTAGTCAGGCTAACCCCGCTAAGGGTGCCACCAAGGGTCAAATTGCCCGTGCTTGTGACAGTCCCGGTCAGGGTGATGCCGTTAACTGTTCCCGTGCCGCCAACGCTGGTGACAGCAGTCGAAGTAATGGTGAAGTTAGGGTAAGTACCAGTAACCACATTTGTACCAGCACCCGTAAGCACCACAGTTCGATCTGGTAACGTGTTGGTGACTGTGATAGACCCGGCAGCGTTGGTGACAGAAATGGCTGTTCCTGCTGTCAGAGTATTAAGGGTATACCCTGTACCGTTACCGATTAACAGTTGACCGTTGGTTGGAATAATCCCTAGGCCCGTGCCGCCGTTGATCACGGGAGTAACGCCGGTTCCCGTACCCGTAACCGAGTAAATGTTGTTAAACCACCTAAACCACTCGCGTGAAACCGTGTTTGTCTGCACGTCCACCAATGGGACGCGAGGCGCTGGAATCTGCGAGATGTTCTGTGTAGCCATTATGCGTTTGTCGGTGACAAGACCAGTTCAGCGCCCATGATGGCGATCTTCACTGGATCAGTACCAGACACCTCATAAACCCTGTCGCGCAGCTTTAGCGTCATACCCAGTCGACGCCAGAAGACCCGGCGATAGTATTCACCGATCTTGCCCATGCTGGCCCACGCTTCGTTTGACCAAGTGTGACCACCATCGTCTGAAAAGCGCAACATAACTTGCGGGTTGTAACCCGGTGATGCAAGGATTGGGTTCGTTACCAGCAGAATGCCATCCTCAGTCATCAAATCAATACCACCCTCAGTCGTGATCTCTTCTGATTCGTAGCCGGGATAGATCGTCAGACCAGTACCGCTTTGGCAGTCAAGTTGGAGACTGTGTTGCGCAGTACGCTTGAGGTTATTTTGGCCGGTGGGCAGTGCGCGCCATGACCGCAGCCACTTTTGAATGGTGCCGTTGTCAGCGTACACATCCAGATCAAACGTGTAGATGTTGCCGTTTTCAAAGTCACCCACGATGATGTTGCCGCCAAAGTTGCACTGGCAGTTGCTGCGGTGCCGCATAAATTCGCCATTGTCAAAACCAGCACGCTCATGCCAGGCTTGGGTAGCCACATCGTAGACCCAAGTGGCATTGGCTGATGGGAACGTCAGCACATAAAAGCCGTGACCTTCTTGCTGGTAAGTGTAGGCCACTGCATTAGCCAAGTTGCCGTATTGCGCGATTGCGTACTCAATGGCATGGGTTGACACTCGCATACCAGTATAGCCGTTAGACTTATAAACAATACCTTGCCCACGGGGGTCTGTGCCAAGCCAAAACAGGCTATTGTCCAGCTTGGCAATAGAAAATGCGGCTACACAGCCAATCTCGTTAAAAGCACCCTGAATAGGTGTCAGTGGAAATCCCGTAAGGCCAGCGTTATACCAAACTTCAGTGGTGTCTGTACCAAACACCCACATTTGCTTGTGGTCTACGTTAATTGCCACTACGCCGTCAGGTGATCCGTCTATAGGGGCTACCGTCAAAGGATCAAAAACTAGCGGGTATATTTGCACTGGCGGGTTAGTCGGGGTTTGCGTGATTACAGACCACACGTTTTGGCTGTTAGGCTCGTTGAACACAAACAAAGTGTCAATGTACGCAACAGTGACAGCGCCAGCAAAATCAAGGCTGGTAATTGCATCAAACGAGTTAGTTGGTTCGTTGTATGTGTAGCTTGGGCCGTTACACGCAAAGAAAATCGTAGCCCCATTGTCTGCAATCGAGACAGGGCCGGTGCCGGACACATCACCAATCTTGACAGGTGTACCCGTCAGACTAGTTAGTTTGTAGACCTCGGTGCCCGAGACAACGTAGAAATCGCTGCCGTTGGTCTGGTGCGCCCACAGCCCACGGATGGGGCCAGTACCCACGGTTTGCAGGAAGTTCAGACCTGGTGCGCGGCTCAGGAACCCGGCTTCCTTCCCACCCTCGGGAATGATTTCGGGGAACAAGTTGACCATGCGGTTATCCGCAGCGTTGACGCTACGGGCCACATACGACGATCCAAGGATGGGTGTCTTCATGGCTTAGACGTAGCTGGGATACCACTTGAGTGAGCTGCCGGAAAAGGTCATGTGCAACGCTTTGCCAACAACTGCCGTTCCTGCGATGGCAATGTTGCCAGCGGTAGTCCAAGTAAATGCACCAGTGGGAATCAGGATGATTGTGCCGTTGGCACCTGTAATAGGGGGTTGCGTAACAATCGTGTCAATGGCAGCAGTGCCGCTGATAAAGATGATTGACTTGGTTGGGCCAATTGAGCTGGCGCTGGCAATCGTATTGGTGCCACCTGACAGCGCGGTAAAGCTACTGGTTGTGAGGCTGGTTGCTGAAAGAGCGCCAACGACTGAAAGCGTTGCAAGACTCAAAGTTCCGGTCAACGTAAGGTCACCGTTAAACGTGGCATTGGCACCATTCCAGTAGGCGCGAACATTTGCATCGCCGTCGCTCAATACAACATAGTTGCTGCCTGTCTGGCTGATAGGTGCGCCAGAACCACTGTAGCTGCCAAGAATGACGTTCTTGCTCCCGGTGGTAAGCGATCCACCAGCGTTATACCCACAGCCCGTGTTTTGGGTTCCGGTAGTTAAAGCCAACGCCAGCCCGCCAACCGCTGTGTGGGCTGACCCGCTTACATTTAAAATTAATGCCCCACGGCCCACGCCCGTGTTATTAATGCCACTTGTGGTGTCCCTTAACGTGGAATTGCCAATAGCCACGTTGTCCTGACCTGTGGTAATTGCTGCTGCCGTATTAGTATCGCCAATTTTTATGTTGTTGGGAGTATTGCCAACAGCATTTAATTTAAGACCGTTTAGCGTGTTAACCGAATTAAACAAATTAGCATTTGTAATCTGGCTTGTGACGCCACTTTGAACGACTGGGATAACGTCACCCACAAGGCCAGTTGTAACCACTGGCAGAGATGTAATTGCAATAGTAGTCATATTAGTAATTGCCTGCGTAAATATTGAACCGCTGACGAGTTGCCACGATAGCGTAAGGCATCGACATGACATCGTCTGGGTTGTTGATGCGCTTGAGATCACGCTTGCTGGTCATGGCAATGCGTCGCACTTGGGGACTAGGTTCAACGCCAAACTCAGGTGCGAACTCCATCGCTAAACCGTATGTAAACGCTCGCAGATAGCCCGGTGGATAGAACAATTCTGTTGCTAGATTAGCAGGTTGATTCAACTCTTGCACCGACACAAAGTGCCATTCCAAGTCCCGTGTGGGACGTGGATAAATAGACATTGTGATATCAGGGAACCCCATATTCACAAAAATCACCTGCGGGTAGGTGCTGGTCACGGTCTTAACCGCGATGCCGTTGTACTGCTGTTGGTTGATAAACTTTATACCGAAAGACACGTTAGTGCCTGGATCACGGTAGTAAGTAGCTTCATCCAGCAACACAGGGCGCAGGCCAATAAAGTTACCCGATGGGCCAAGTGTGCGAATATACTCACCAGCAGGCCAAGTAAATACTTGGTCTTGAGTGCAAAAGACCGATAGGCGCTCAATACTCCATGAGTCAATCATCTGATTTAAGGCAACCAGTGCGTCTTGCGAGGTAGCTGCCGATGGCGTTTCACCTTCGGCTAAAATGCCAAGCAATCGGAGTGCCCGATTAATTTGGTCGCCAGCGGTGTATATTGCCATATCAGATTTCCTCGGTTACGACCTTGTGTGCGTACTTATGCTTGGTATTCAACGCATTGGTTGGCAACTCATCCTCTGGTTTAGAGGTTGGAGCAGGCTCGTCTGGATTGTACCGCGACCAGCCATTTTCTTCATCATAAACGGCTTCAAGTTCCATAGTGGCAACTTTTCGCCCGTGGACAGGGTGCATTAAGTAGATGTTCATATTTAAAAAAAGGGGGGTTTTTATGCCCCCTTCTTTTTAAGATGCGCCGTGAATGATGCTGAAGTTGATGATCACTGCTTCAGAATATGAAGTAGCGGCAGTCAAGTTTCGCAACGTAATCAAAGCAGAACCAGCAGCCAGATAAGACACATAAGTGGTGTAAGCGCCAGCAGTACTACCCGTAGTATTACTGGAAATATTCACAATGATTGTGTCATTGATGGAGATAGTGCTGTTGGTCAAAATGAATGACACAGCGGTAGCTCCTGCCAACGCTGCGTTATTCATTGTAATGCGGCCAGCAGACTTGTTCAGAGTTACCCCTGTGGACTTGTCTGTTAATTGCGTAACCGCGCCCTGCCCAGCAGCGGCATAACCAATTTCAGTTGTAGCGTAAACGGTAGTTCCAACCACAGTTGATGGAATAGCTGCGCCGATGGTGCCGCCGTCAATGTCTTGGTCGCTGTACGCAACGCCAATTGATTTTGTATTACCCATTTTGTAATCCTTTAAAAGATGGGGGCCGAAGCCCCCATTCAAATTAGCCAACGCGATACAAAGACCAAGCGCCGTCACCAGTCTTGACAGCACGGTAATTTTGAGCCGTGCCAGCAGTCGTGACAGTCATCAAGCCTTGTGAGCCAGACGAACCAATTGACCAGCCGGTGTTGGTGGTGATCGTGATCACGCCGCTGCCGGAACCATTGGTGTTGATCACCACAAACTCAAAGCTGCTACCAATTTTTGCGCTGGACACAACTGCGTCCAAATCAGTAACCAAAGGCAATGTGTATGCCGCTGCGGTTGTGGTGGGAGTGCCCAAGATGATACCGTTCAACAACTGGGTAGTTGTCAGCGTTGCCGTGACAGTTGCCGTTGCTGGAGAACCTTGAGTGTTCATCTGAATTTCTGCCAGATTGCCGTCACCAATTTGATAACCGCCTGTGCCATTAGGGAGAGCCATGATAATTTCCTTTGAAAGATGTTACGAAAGAAGGGGCCGAAGCCCCATTCAATTTAGCCCCAGATGCGGCAAGCCATTTGAGGACGGATGGTGTTGAAGCCATACAGAACGTCAATACGGCAAGGCATACGGTCGTTGTTGATGTCGTACTGACGGACAACGCGCAAGCTGATACCGTTATGCACTGCGCGAGCAGCCATGTCAACGCCTTGAGGCAGCAACAAGTCAGCCGTAGCAAACGTGATTGCATCCTTGTGGTAGACCAAGTTCTGTGCGTAAGCAGTAGAAGCAGTGCCAACAAAGGTCACAACAGCGTTGATCAGTGGCAGGGCAGTCATGGTAGCCAGTGCGTGAGCAGCAGAGTACATGGGAGCCACGGTCACAATCCAAGTGCCAGACGAAGCGGTCGCATCAGCCAGAGCCACAAACTGGAACAACGAACCAGTGGTTTCACGGGTTTGTGGGTTCACAGCAAAGACGCTGCCGCAGGTAAACACGTCACCAGCCTTGATGGTTGTAGACACAGAGGCTTGCGACAAGCTCAAAGTAGCAGAACCTTCCGAAGTCACCGAAGCGGCAACAATGGTGTTGGCAGTAGCGTCACGCGAACCAGTGGTGTGCTGCTTGATCGACTGAGACATGTTGATTTCTTCGTAACCCAACACGCCAGTACCCATCATGCCGTTCTTGAACTGCTTGCTGATAGTGTCGGTGGGGTTGAACAAACCTTTCATGCCTTCAACCAAACCAGCGTTAGCGGCTGGGTTGACGGTAGCGTAACGTGGATTCATCACAGCAGCGTTCTCGTTCAGCTTCTGCTGGGCTTGCAACAGCACCAACGAAGTAGAAGGAGTGGTGCCTGGAGTGCCGACGGTGTTACCGATAGTGCGGTAAGCGTTTGCAACATCAGCATCAATGCTGGAAGCCAACTGGCTAATACGAGGCTTCAACACACGCTCTGCAAAATCGTCCAATTGCATGGTCAGTTCAGCAGAGGTGAAGTTAACACCAATGTGCTTCTGGCTGGCAACGGTCAAAGTGGTGAACTGCTCGTTGTCGTCCTGAACTTGCAGGGCGGCACCGTCAGTGACCAAAGCGCGGTCGGGTAGACGGATACGCAGTGTGGAGCCAATCTTGGCGCCTTGCACAGCGAAGCTGTCATCGTACTGGCGGTTCACGTTGCGCGTGAGAACCAAGTTGTTTTCGAGAATCTCAAGCGCTTTGCGCGTAATCATATCGATGGTAAGAATGGAGTTTGACATAATGTCCTCAAAAAGTAATATTAACGGTTGTACTGTGCTTCAAGCTTCTTGCGCTGTCGTACACGGTCAGCTTCAATCCACTGCGAGGCATTCATGGTCTTATCTGACCGTGGATCAGTAGTATCAAAAGCTGGCGCTCCAGAGGAACGTGCAGTAACGGGAACGAAAGGAGCAGGAGCATTCGACGATTTTTTCACTGGAGGACTGTCAGCTAATTTAGCCTCGATCCGTCCAATTTCTTTTGCTTGCAAGAAAGGCGGTAAAACAGCGATACGCTTCGCTTCTTTAGGATTTGACCCAAGAAAATACGCGATATCTGGACCAATATCAGAACTCTGAATAGTTTGGGCCATCACGTCGGTAACAGGTAGCTTAGGATTGTATGCGACTTGTTCAAAGTCATCATATTTACCCCGTGCTTCCTCTTCACGTTCATGGTAGCTTTCAATTATTTCAGAATGCTGGCGTTGTTGATCTCGTTGTTCAACCAGCGCAATTGCTCTCGCTTCAGCGTAAGCTTCAACGGTATCAAATTGATCTGCTGGAGGAACATTAACCGGAACAGGAGTTGCCAATTGGCGCTCTCGTTCCCATCTACGTTGTTCTCTTGCAAGACGCTTGCCAATCGCTGCATCCATTTCTTCCTGAGTGAAAGTTTTGGATGTTTCGACTAACTTTTCTTCCGGCGATTCTATTACAGATTCAGGCGCAGCCGTTATGACCTGTTCTGGCACGGGTATCAATTCCGTTATTACTTTTTCTGACATTTATGAATCCTTAGATTCCCTGATGTATCGCACCAGTACGATTTTTGTGATTCTATCACGAGAAGGAATATCTGTCAACCCCTTCTCGACTATATTCATTTTGATCGTTCAATTAATCGGTCAATCTTAGCGTTGA